GGCCAGCGCCGTCCGTCGCCTCACACCCCGGGAGTGCGAGCGCCTCCAGGGCTTCCCTGATGACTACACCGCGATCCCCGGGGCGGCTGACGGCCCCCGCTACAAGGCGCTCGGGAACTCGATGGCGGTTCCCGTGATGGCTTGGATCGGGAAGCGGATTCAGATCGTGGAGGACGGATGATCTTCGTCGCGTGGATCTTCTTCACCATCGGGCTGCTCTACTGGATGAGCCATCAGAAACCAATCGACCGCCGACTCCCACCGAAGCAGCGAACCGTCACCCCACAGGACTGGAGGAAGTGATGCCCGAGAACGGAGAGCCGATGTCCCCCGAGTACAAGCGCATCGTCGAGGAGCTCAAGAAGGACATGAAGCTCCACGGCTGCGGCTGCGGGAAGTTCGCTCTGGCCATGGGACTGGAGTACCCGCGAGAAGGGATCATCCACAGGGCCAACCGACCCTGCTACCGGGAGGGTGAGTCCAAGCAGGTCGGGGCGCTGGCCCAGCGGGTGGCCACGCCCGAGCCTGCGCCGGCGGGCCGCGGCGCCGTAGTCCTCGAGGACCTGGTCGCCTTCCTGCGCTCGAGGTCCGAGTTCGGCGAGCGGAAGTACGGGACCGTACTCCGCACCTTCAACGGCCGGGACGCCTACCTCGACGCGCTGCAGGAACTCCTCGACCTGTTCGTCTACGTCCACCAGGCCCAGATGGAAGCGGCCGAGTGGAAGGAGCGGGCCGTCACCGCCGAGGCCCTCGCCGAGGAAAGGCTACACCGATGAGGAAGCCAGACGAGCTCGCCTTCTTCGCCGCAGCCCGCGCCGCGGCGGCCCGGTCGGCCACCGGAACCTGCCCTGGCCGCGTGGCGCTCCAGCGAGCTGCGGAAGGCCTCGGGATGCACCCCAACCGGGCGAACGACCTCCTCCGCAAGTGGGACCAGAAGGGCTGGTGGAACTACGGGGTGACGCTCTGGGCGGGATGGTTCGAGCCCGAGGCGCCCCAGGTCCTCGAGCCGTGAGCTGGAACCGCGAGGAGCCGGCCCGCGCCGGCGAGCCGGGACAGCGGAAGCAGGGCTATCGCCGCCTGGTCTGCGACTGCGGCTGCGGCCTCTGGTGGTACTGGCTCCGGCAGCGTGGCCGACCTCCCGCCTACGTCTCCCCGGAGCACTACCAGCGCGCTCGTAACCGCCGAAGACGCGTACATCCACTTACACCCCAAGGTTGACAACCCTGCAGGAACTTGTCACTCCTTCAGGTGGCCGGAAGTCGGGGCCAGGGCGAGGTCGGGGTGGCGCGAAAGAAGGCTCGCAAGGCTGGAGGTCAACGGGCATCCTCACGCCCTTCCCCCCTGTTGACCTCCAGCCAAGCAAAGCCAGCCCGGTCTGACATCGACGAGCTCACCACCACCCGGCAGAAACTCTTCGTCTTCGAGTACCTCCGAGACCGCAACGCCACCCAGGCTGCCATCCGCGCCGGGTACAGTCCCAAGACAGCCGGAAGCCAGGGGCACGACCTCCTGAAACTTCCCGAGATCCGCGTCGCCGTCGACAGAAGCCTGGAACGGCTCACCGAGAAGACCGAGCTCTCGCTCGAGCGCGTCGTCCATCAGCTTCACCGGATCCTGCTCGCCGATCCAGCCGACGCCTTCACCGAGGCCGGAGCGCTCAAGCCCATCCACGAGATCCCCGAGGACTTGCGCCGCGCCATAAGCGGCCTCGACAGCGAGGAACTCTGGGAGAAGGTCGATGATCAGGCCGAGCAGATCGGCACCGTGAAGAAGCTCAAGTTCTGGTCGAAGACGGACGCGAGCCAGCAACTACTCCGGGTGCTGGGCGCCTTCAAGGACAAGGTCGAGCACACCGCCGACGAGTCCCTCGAGGCGCTGCTGCGAGCCGCCATCCCGGAGCTCCGCAAGTGAGCTTCTCCCCGGACACCCTGGCGGCCATGGGCCGATACTTCCGGGACCCGGTCGCCTTCGTCCGGGAGCAGCTCGAGGTCGAGCCGGACGAGTGGCAGAGGGAAGCCCTACAGCTCGCCGCGACGAACCTGCGGCTCGCCCTCAAGGCCTGCAAAGGCCCAGGCAAGTCCACAGTCCTCGCCTGGATCATCCTCTGGTTCTTCGCCACCAGGCCGCACGCCAACATCATCGTTCTCTCCATCACCGCGGACAACCTGAAGGACAACCTCTGGAAGGAAGTCGCTGTCTGGTTCGCCCGGCCGAAGTTGGCCTGGCTGCGGAAGATGGCCGACCTCACCGGCGAGCGGCTCGCTGCCAAGGAGTCGCCGAAGACCTGGTGGGTGAGTTGCCGCTCCTTCGCCCAGGACGCCCGCCCTGACCAGCAGGCCAACACCATCGCCGGTCTCCACTCGAAGCACGTCATGGCGGTGCTCGACGAGGTGAGCGACTACCCCGACGGCGTGCTTGCGGCGGCCGAGGGCATCTTCTCGACGGCCGGGCAGGAGGCGAAGCTCATCGTCGCCGGCAACCCGACCCGGGCCGAGGGGCCGCTATACAAGATCTGCACGAAGCAGCGCCACCGCTGGCAGCTCGTCGAGATTACCGGCGACCCAGACGACCCGAAGCGCAGCCCGCGCATCGACCTCGAGAACGCCCGGATGCAGATCGAGGAGAACGGACGCGACGACCCGTGGGTCATGGTCAACATCCTTGGCCTCTTCCCGCCGGTCTCCGAGGACAAGCTCCTGGGCCCGAACGACATCCAGGCCGCCGAGGCGCGCAACGTCGCGGAGATGGACATCTACAACGAGCCGGTGATCTACGGCCTCGACGTGGCCCGCTACGGCCTCGACTCCTCGAAGCTTCGCCGGCGCCAGGGCCCGGTGCTCTTCAAGGGCAGCACCTACAAGGGGCTCGACGGTCCCACGCTCGCGCAGCGCGTCGCCCACCAACTCCACGAGGACGAGAAGAACTTCGGCCAGCCGGCCGATGCGCTCTTCATCGATGTCACTGGTGTGGGCTCCAGCGCCTATGACCACCTGGTCCTGCTCGGGTTCGGGGCCATCGCTTTCCCCATCGACTTCGGCGGTTCAGCCGACGATGCGGTGAAGTATGCCGACAAGCGCGCCGAGATCTATCACCGCGCTGCCAGGTGGGTCCGCAAGACCGGATGCCTGCCGTCCGGGTCCAACGATCTCGGCACGCAGCTCTGCGCGCCGTGGTTCCGCTACAAGATCCGCGGGAAGAAGACCTGCTTCATCCTCCAGCCGAAGGAAGAGATGAAGGAGAAGGGCCTGCCGTCCCCGGACGACGCCGACGCCTTCGCCCTGACCTTCTGCTCCGAGACCATCGTCAAGCGGGACCTCTTCACCCCTGACTCGGTGAAGCGCACCAACAAGGTCCGCACCGAGTACGACCCCTACGCCGCGCAGAACGAGGCCCACCCGTGAACATGAACATGACCGAGACGCCGATGAAGGCGGGCGGGCCGCCGGTCGCGAAGCAGGCCGACCAGCCAAAGTTCCACGTCCGCACCAAGCGGTCCGAGTACGACCGCCGGCTCACCGCCCTGGAGACGGAGTACTCAAGCTGGCGAGCTCACCACCAGGAGATCAGCGACTACGTCCTTCCGCGGCGTACCCGCTTCTCCGAGTCCGAGACCAACCGGGGCACGAAGCAGAACACCAAGATCATCAACGGCACCGCGACGCTCGCCGTCCGCACCTCGAGCGGCGGCATGATGACCAACGTCACCAGCCCCGCCTCGCCCTGGTTCAAGCTGGGCGTCCCGGACCCGCTGCTCGGAGCCGACCAAGAGGTCAAGGACTGGCTGGCCGACTGCGAGGGCCCGCTCCGGCTCATCCTCGGGAAGAGCAACTTCTACAACGCGCTCTCCGACGGCATCTACGAGGACATGCTCGCCTTCGGTACCGCCTGCATGCTCATCGAGGAGGACGAGGACGAGATCATCCGGTGCTACCCGCTCATCCTCGGCACCTACTTCCTCGCCTGCGATGCCGCCGGCCGCGTCAACGCCCTCTACCGGAAGCTCCGCTACACCACGGCCCAGATGGTCGACGAGTTCGGCATCGACCGGGTGAGCTCCAACGTCCGGCGCGCCTACTTCGCCGGCGACCTCGACTCCTGGCACGGCGTCACCCACGTCATCGAGAGCAATAAGTGCCGCGAGCCGGGCGCCTTCGGTCCGAAGGGCATGAAGTGGTGCTCGGTCTGGTACGAGCACGGATCGCCCGAGGTCGGCGCCTTCCTGCGCGAGAGCGGCTACCGGGAGTTCCCGGTCGTCGCCCCACGCTGGTCCCTGCGGCCCGGCGACTCCTACGGCCGGTCCCCCACCATGGACTGCCTGGGTGATGTGAAGGCACTCCAGAAGGAGGAGCTAAACCACGCCGAGGGCATCGACAAGAGCCTGAACCCGGCGCTCGTCGGGCCCCAGGTGCTTCAGCAGCAGGGCGTGAGCCTCATCCCGCGCACGGTCAACTACCTGCCGAACGGGACCATGGCCGAGCTCAAGCCGGTGGCGCCCGTCATCCCCGGGGCCATGGAGGTCAATGAGCGGTCGCTCTCGAGGCGCGAGTACCGCATCAAGGTCACGCTCTTCGCCGACCTCTGGGCGATGTTCTCCCAGGACGAGCGGAACGACCGGGCCACCGCCGAGGAGGTCCGGGCCAAGAAGGAAGAGCGCCTGCTCCTGCTCGGCAGCCCCGTCGAGCGGATGAACAAAGAGC